CTGGTGATTGGCGTCACTGCCTCGGACATTTTCAGATAGGTCGCTTCATCAATTTGTTCCAAAGGAGCCTGCTTAAATCCGTGGTCGCTATGCAGCAGGAACGAAACTGACTTCACGTTTTTATAGTTGAGACTCAACCATTCCTTGATAGCCTCAAGCTCCTCCAAACGATAGTAGATAGTCACCGAGACGGCGTTGTCAGACCACTCGGCCTGCAAGCGCTTAATAACCTCTAACTGATCGATGGCTGTCATATCTTCTGCAAACATAGTGTGCGAAGGGAACTTGCAAGGGAAACTTACAACAACAGTGGACTTGTCCTCTGTGCCGTCAAAGTTTAGCACGTACTCCACATGATACCCCTGCTTCCGGGAGGCAGCTGCCAGGTCGCTATCAGCTGACATTCGTATTCGTCGAATATAGTATTCCGAGTATCCTGGGTGCGCTCCTGGTGTAACGCCAGCAAGTAGACTAAGCGTTCCAGATGGCTTGACCGTTGTAAGTTTAATGGATGTTGGGTATCCTGCCAGTTCAGAGTATTTTTTGTCATACGATCGTAAGTATTCATAACAACCGTCCAACCAACTGCGCTGCTCGTCAGTGGCCTGCAGGTATCCGGTAATCCCGATGCCCATTCGCATGTTTTTATGGACGATGTCCTCGGTTTCTTTAATGGCACATTTGATTCCTAGGCTGTGCTTGTTGATTCTGTAGAGGTATCGCGCAACCTTTTTCAACTCCTCATAGTGCTCGATATTTGGCAAGTATATTTCAGCCAAACAACAAGTCTCATAGTTGGCAAGTGATTGCTCGGCACACGGGTTGAACCCTTGTACGTCAGGATCAGGATATTGTACCTCAAAGGTTCGACCCATCTTTCGAGAAGCCTCCAGGTTAATCAAACCGTACGGCTCACCGTTTCCATTGTAACCCTCCCAGAACTCGTCAGGCAGTTGAGAGATGTCAGAACATACTACGGAGTTGTTAGACATCGCTCGCCAGTTAGGAACGCCACCTAAGTCCCATCGCTTCGCTCGAAGGTACTCGATGTCGTCAGGATCACCAAGGGCAATCTGAGCGCTTCTGCGTACGTTTCCTGCCACTACAATCTTCCCGATGATGTTCATGATGTCCAAGGCGTCTACAGGTCGAATACGGCGCCCTGAGCGCGAATTGAGGATCTTATTGATCTCAATCATACCCCACACCAAATCCTCAGGACCAGAAGCCGTGCCGCCAAACCCTTTAATTGGTGAACCCTTTGACCGAATCAGGTGAGTAGCAAACGTAAAGTCCTGACCGGTAAAGAACGAAGCCTCTAACACACGGCGCAACAGCTCCACCCAGCCTTCACGACTGTCGGGAACAATGAAGTCTGCATCGTTTGCGTTTAGTCGCTCGATTTTTACGCGAGACTTCACTTTGGGTAATTGATAGACGTTTTCTCGCTGGATATTGTAACCAACGCCAGACCCAAGCATGAGCATTTCGAAGGCCCATGTAAAAGGGCGAACAGGATCGTCCACTACCACAAAGGCACAGTTCTGCAACGAAGGCAACCCCAGGTTGTCTACCGTCTTTGTCCCAAGCTGCCAAAGGAACCTTCCAGCCACAGTGCCCTTAAGCTCCATCATGATTCGTTTTAACTCGCCCTCCTCGAACTCAGTAAAGCCGACATTCAGCTGATCGCGACAAGCACTAACCACTCGGTTAACAGTGTCTTCCCATTCCTCTGTCTGACCGTTCTCTAATGGTCGGGCGTATGTCCGTTTAAATACAGGGTAACCAACCTCACCCCAAGGCGTTTCATTTGTTTGCATATTGTTCTGCTACTCGTTTGTATTGTTGTTGCATAAATTCGGAAGCCGTAGGTGTGACCCTGACGATTTCCCGTTCGTGAGTTTTTTTGACGATCACGTGTCGTCGTTCGCGCTTCCTCCTTGCAGGATGGATTTTACTTTTACGTTCCGCGTCCTTCATTTTTTTGTCGAGCCGAAGCAGGTAACGAAAGGTCACGACGTTCATCCCCATAATCAGGAGTGCTAAAATAATGATGATTGTTTCCATTAAAATAAATGTGTTATTCGAGCTACTTGCCCGTGTTTAGGGTGATGAATAAAACCCTCCACCGCCTTTGGAGCGTGCTGGTACCCATTTCTGTGGTGCCAACTATCCGTTCCCGACGGAGACCTGAGGGATTCGACTGTAACGCCAGGGAAGTCCTTGCTGGTTTTGTGGTGAACATGATGGGTATAGATGTACCTGTGGTCGGTTTTTGACCAATATACTGGAGCCTCCGTTGCCATCAATATAGGAAGATCCGTGATTTTAGCCCCGTCACCATGAGTAGTGCCGATGAGGTTGTTCCCATATTTGTAGTACTTGCGGTGCTGAAGATTGGTGTCAAACGTCATGTTTGGCTCCTCAGAGAACCATGTAGCAATTATGTCACACAAGAAAAACCCGTTTGTGTAGTCATGATTGGACGGGTTGAACATAAAATGAACGGGAGCGACGCCAAGCAAGGTTTCAACAATCTCTATATACAACTGCTTTGCAAGCAAGAAGTTGCTGAACCACATTCCGTCAGTATCCTGAGGCGTGCCAGAGGTAGTTGTCCTTCGAGGTGAATCTATATGAAGCACATCGTTCCCAGCAACAAAAACGATCTGATCAATACCAAACGATTTGCACTTGCTCAAGATTCCATGAACACCTTCTTTTACCCTGAGCACAGCCATATTGCTGTCGTAGGATTCTCCCGTTTCAAAAGCCATTGAAAGTTTGCCAATGTGAATGTCGGCTGGGTCAATGACCAGACAATGAGGGTTGCTGACTGACTCGTAGTTTACGCCAGGATATTTTGGTGCATAATCTTTCATTGAGTCCAGAATCCCTTGCTTCACATCAGACCAATCTAACTCATCATTGTTTTTAACATGCAAGGAAAAATGATCCCCTTTGTACCAATAAGAGCTAACCTTGTCTGCTGGAACACCGCTTGCGTTGGCAAAGTCATACATACTTTCGTGGCTGTTGCTGTTTCTAACAATGTTGGAAACTTGCCTGCGAACACTGTCCTCTGAGACGCCAAAGTCGACGTCCTTCATTAGCTCTCTAGCTATGTCGGCATTACTAAGACCCTTGGATCTGAGCTCAAGAATCTTTTTTAGGTGCTCCGAGTATTTAGTCATTTTTTATCAGTTCAAAATTATCAAGCATGTCAACTGGGTCGCTAGAAGCTTCATACATGGCTAGTATCTCTGACAGGTTTACCAGTTGCGAGCTCGTTGGTGTCTTATGGATCCTGTGACCAGCGTTATAGTTGGATTGGCTGTCCTCCATACCGCAGACAACAGCAGCCTTGTAAAGCAGAGCCTCCTCAAGGTAAGCGTCAGTAACCCTGTCCAAATAAATGTTGCCAGCACAGTCGTAATGCTCGTCGGCAATCTGTCGCATCATGTCTATTTTGTCCTTTTCATATCCAGACAATGAGAAAGTGAGATCGGTAGATTGCGTAAAGCTTTTTTCTGCGTGAAATGCCTGTGGAATTCGGTGATACATAAGGTCGTTACCTATGCGCTTGTAAGGAAGGTACAGGAGGTTCCTGAGAAACCATGAAATCAACTTCCTGTCGGCGCAAGTCTTCAGATCTGAGCATTCAAGCTCGCCCATTATATCGTTGATTAACCACTTGATCTCCTTGCTGTTCAAGAAGGTTGTTTTATTAAAACGTTCTAAGATGTTCATACTATGAGTTTAAATGAGGATTTGTAGTGTTTTTCGTTTACCAGTTTAAAAAGAAACCTATGCTGTCTTTTACCTGCCGACTCCTGAACCACACCATGAGACTTGCATTTTCCTTTTAATGTTCGCATTGTGCCAAGCTTGTTTCCGTTCATACCGCAGAAGTAGTTGAACGAAGTGAACAAATCGGACTGATGTATCCATATTGATTCTGGACCCTCGTCTTCCAACTTGATAATCTCCAAGCCTGAGCTACCGATAAAGGACAAGAACGTGTCGCCGTCATACCTCAAGTCATCTAGCGCCTGAGCCAGAGACTCTGGCCTGACCATTCTGCCAAAATTGTTTTGCATATCAATTAGGCACTCGGTCATGTCCATGATCATCTCTCGCTGTTCGTTAGGGGCTGATAGTTTCTTTCCGATAAACGGGTCTCTGTTTTTCTCCTCTACTGGGTTATTAAACTGTATTATGTCTATACGTCGGCTTATTCCAGAATCTCCAAGAGCGTGTGTAAATCCTATTTCGTTAGAAGCAACGATCAAGGATGCCCTAGGAACAAAATACTCGACCTCTTTATACAAGCGCCTTCCGCTGATCTCCTCCTTGGATACAATCTGCTTCAGAACGTCCTTGTTGCCGAGGTTGCCAGATGCGTCGCCACAAATACACAAGATGTGATTCGCTAGATCGATTCTGTATCGGCTCTCATCTTTGGTCAGGTTTCGTAGGTCGTCTACGCGACAGGCGTTTTGTTTTCCAATCGCAGCTACGACCGCATCAATGAGCGTTGATTTGCCACTGGCTCCAACACCCATCAACAACAGCATCCTTTGAGCATGCATAGGGTCTCCTGCAATTGCATTGATAAAAGACGCCAGCACGTATCGCCTCATCTCCTCGTTTGGGATTATTTCAGTTATGAACTTTTTCCAAACAACAGAAGCCTCTCTTTTGCCGTAATAATTAAATGGCAAGCAATACGTGAAAACTGACCTGTGATCATGTCCTTTTACAAACTCCATGGAACTTTGCGATATCATTAACCTGCCGTCCATAAAGTTCAAGCCTCGTGGATTCATCTCTAAATCGACACCGTACCTGTCTATGCAAGCGCTAAGAGATTTCTCAGTAGCCCTCAGCACGTCAGGGTCGATGGCAAACGATATGGGAAGAGAAAGGCGACTCAAAGCCGCCTCCATGATGTCATACATCTTTCCTGCTTCGTAATACCTGCCGTTAAATAAATGAACCACTTGTCCTAACATCAAAACAGGAGTGCTCGCCTCATTAGCCGCCCAATTAATTACGGCAGCTAACGAGGAAGGCATTGCCTTCTGGGGAATCTTTTTCTCATCCCCAACGAGATGCACTCTTGTTTTTTCGGACATCGATTTAATGTTCTCGATGACCTTATCCATTATGTCTTTTTAACTACGTGCTCTAAAGCCTCAAGTCTTTCAAGAATCATCGACAACGTTAGAGCCAGCGTGTCTTCGTCAACAGGTTCTTTGTCAACTAAGAACGAGATCACTTCAGATTGCAACTTGAAAGAACCGTCCTCTTTGAACTGTACGGTTGTCTCCGAAACCTCTGTCTGAAAATCTTCGATGGAGTCTTTAACAAGTTCCATCAGTATTTCAGCAGAATCGTTCTTGAGATCCAAACAGGCCTCAGCCCTCTTGGTAATTATATCAAGAACCTCTCCTAGCAAAAGGTAGCCGTAAGCCCTAGCATTTATGTTAATTTCTGGCTTCGACATTAGAATGGCAGATCGTTTTGCTGATCAACCTTCGGCTCCTCAACGGAAGCGCCTTGTTTGCTTGAGTTGGCCTTACCCTCCATGGTTTGCCATGCTTTTGCATTGCCAAGGATCGGCGTCTTCGGGTATTCTCCACCAGATTCTTTAACGCTGTCTCGAACACTCTTGGGTAAGCTCTGACTAACGAAATAGTCATTACCATATTCGTTATCTGGAGTGTTTACAAGCTTGAGGTCTAGATAGCGAGCGCCATTCTTTCCTTCAACGATGTATTGTTGGTCGATTTTGTTAAGGTCGATTGAAATAGAGATGCTTTTAGGTATTGTCATTTTCTGTTAAGTTTTTGATGAATTTTGCAATTTGCTTTTGGGAGGGGTTAGGGATGTTCGTGAAATGCTGTTGATTCATTCTTAGATTAGTGATCAACTCCTCCAGTTCTTCAGCGGTGAACTTGCCTTCCACGATTTTGTCTTCGATTACTCTTTCTTCATCTTGATCTATTGTTGATGTTCTTAATAAATACAGAAGCCATGTCTGTGTGCTCCAGTTGATGTTTGGCACCCCTGGAAGGGGAGTGCTTAACAGTTCGTCTACCCAGTCAAATTCGTCACTCATTGATCTCGTCTTCTCCGTAGACTCCTTCGAGCGTGTAAAAATCACTGAGTTTAAGGATACAGCGCGACAGGGCGCGTTTCTCAGCCATGGCAACAGGATAGGCTTGAGCTCCTCCTTTTGTATTCTTGGGAGAAGATTCGCCATAGGTCTCTATTGCTCGGCCTTCCGTTCCGTCGCTATTCATGATCACTCCTGTCGCCTTTATCACGTATTTAGATTCTGCGATGTCGCTGAATTCTTTAACGGTTTGGTAGTAAACGTATGCGTTCAGTCCCGTTTGAATCTTTTCGATTCCTCGTCTTGAGATGATAACGAAGCCCTGCGGAGACTTCCAGAAGTCCGAGGCTTGAAGTTCGTATTTCTGCGCTAAAGACTTAAATCTTTTCTTTTCGTCGTCTGTCATTTTTTAATCTAGTTTGTAAAGATACTACTTTCGGTTTAATTTTTCATAGTCTTGCCATATTTTTTTCCAATCTGGCTCAGGAGGCAAAGGAAAACTTTTGTTAAACCTTCTTATAGACATTGCAGAAAGGTAAAGCGTGATCGATGTTGGACACGGGAACTCTTCTGTCCATCTAGGAGGGTTAGGCCAGTGGCTTGGTCTCGCCATCTAAAAACCTTTTGATTAACTCTGTGTTCATTCGCATCTCTGCATTCAGATCCTTTCTTAGATTGTTTATAGTCCTGTGTTGCCAATCATTCTCCATGATCAACATGATACCTAGTCCAGCAATCTGTTTAAGGTTTTCGTGCTTTTGTTTGCCGATCTTCTCAGGAGGATTGTCACGAACAAAATCAGCCATAAGCATAAGCCTTGCTTGAAGATTGTTCCTGGCAGCCATGAATTTAAGTTCATTTTTTTCGTCTTCAGTCATTTTTGGGTTTTATATTGAACACTCGCATTCTTTCTTCGTGTAGGCTTTGCGCCCAGTCGTTAAAGTCTTTCGAAGGGTTCACATGAACAGTCGACATAATCCTTGGGGCAGTTGGTGCAATTGGAGAAGAGCCAGGTTGCCACTCTTTCGGCTTCCTCATTTTCTGAATGTTTTTCCAAATTCTGTAAAGCATGATTCGTTAGTTTTTCTACTTCTTGATTGATTAATAGGTTGATGTAATGTTTTGCCTTTTTTAAGTCCTCAAGACCTCCCTTGGACTGCCATCGACTTACATACTTGATGACGTTTCCTTCCAGGAATCCTATGTTGTTCTTTGAGATGTACTCCAAAGGCTGTATTTTCATCTTCTTGTAGTGGTCGCCACCGACCTGGTTTTCATCTGCCATATTTTTTGAGTTTATAGTTCATGTATCTCACCGTCTGGGTCGACGAGGTAAAGCGGTGTTGTGGACTTTATGCCGTAATCACATACCTCATCCACGCTCACCAAGATCGAGTCGTCTTCTTGCAGTTCCATGAAGAACTCTCGCTCAACAACAACGTGTTCCAGCTCTCCGTTGATTAGGTGACACTTTACACCGTCATCGTCGACCATCTCGTTGATGTCATCGTTTGTGTGACTCTCCAAGATGAGGTTCTCAACAATGAGCAAAGCAGCGACTTGTTCGTCTGTCATAGTTGTGGGTTTTTGCTTAAGAATTCTTCAAAAATACGCCGTGCAGTCACCTTCGCGTAAGTTGCCTGCTGAGTCATCGTTCCAGCTCGTTGCGGGGTTGGTAGATTTTCAATCTTGAAGTTATCGGTCACATAGCCTGATGCGCCGTCTTCAATGCACCAAGCAATGTTGCTGATGTGTCGTTCTTTTTCGTCAAATGTCATTAGTATGGGGTTTTGTCTATGATTTCTAAATCGTATTTTTTGCTGTAATATTTTGCGGTTTGCCACGCCCAATCAAAGTCTGGCTCCCACTCATCGAGGATGATTTCTTCAGTGTTTATGTTAACCACATACACGTTGTAACCATCAATTTCTCCGTAAGCTTTTTCGGAGATTTCTATCTCAATATAGCAGTCTTCGTCAATAAACCGCTCTCTTGGGTGGTTGGTCTTGGCTGGCATGGTTTAAAATTCTTCAGTGTTAATCTCCACGTCTTGCACAGGCAACACGGGCAAGCACAGTATTCTTGACAGCTCGTAAACTCGAACTATCACGCTTTCATGTTTAGGTGTCTTCATAATGCTGTAATTTGATCGGCGAAGTCTTGGATTCGCTCGTTGATTTGAATAGCCAGCCACTCGTCTTTTTGCAAGGTAGCTAAGATCAAGTTGCATTCGGCATCATTTAGTTCAGGGCATACCGACTTGACATCGTGTCGGGTAATCTTAAATTCATAGTTAATCATGGCGTTGTTGTTTCTTGGGTTGCAATATAGGTTGTAATTTTTCGTAATCCAAATCCACCGTAGTATTTTTCGTACATAGCCTTGAGGTAATCAACGCTTTGTTCGTCTTTCTGTGTTTTCGCCACATCAATCTCGTGGAGCAGTTGTCGTTCTGTAAGTCTCATGTCTTAGGGGTTAGAGTTTTCCGAATGTTTGTTTTGCGCCTTCGATAAGTTCTTGCATTTGTGTATGCAAATATCCATAGATGTCATCATCTAAATCTTGGTCAGTATCCTCGATTAGGAAATGAGGGCGCAAGTGATAATCCATCAGTAGGTTTACCGCTTCGTCGATAGCTTCGAATTGATTCATTGTCTTGGGGTTTTTGGGTTATTGATTTGTTTGCTGTTTGGCGTGAATTTTCAAAAGAACCTTATCCATTAATTCGTCGAGAGTCTCGCCAATGTCGTTCGGCGAGTAACCTTGAGCGCACCTCTTGCACATTCCAATCAGTGCGTGTACGGTTGCCCCATCACCCGTGAAGTAGTGAACCGTATCGAAGAAGTCTCCATAGAATCTTGATAGCGTGTACTCGTCGTAATCGTAGTTATCGTCATCGTCGTACACTTCTTCGGTCTCAAAGATGTTGCACGCGCCGTTGTTATATACGTCGTAGTAGATTCGATTAATAGCTCGGAGAGCTTCTCCTTCAGGGGTTTCTGCTTCGCCAAAGTCTGGGACAAGTTCTGCCCAATATTTAGCGTGAAGTTTTTGGTACTTACCTTCTTCGTTCCAGTATTTCATTGTTCTTGGTGTTATTAGTTAGGGTCATTAAGGTTCATTGCATTATCCCAATCACGCACGATTTCGATAGGTACGTCATAGTAATCGCCCGTTACGGGGTCTCTCCATGTTTCGCTTTCACCTGCATAGGTTTCCTCGATGTATACGAGGCGGTCAATAATTTTTTGATTCATGATTCTTGGGTTTTGGGTTTCTTGCTAAGATCAATGTGCATTACAGATAGATACTCACCGCCTCTCATTACGGTAATTGTCAAGTAATCTTGAGTGGTGTCGTTTCTCTTAAATGCTTCGATGGTAACTCCTTCGTAATCTAATTTCATTGTTTTGTGTTTTGTGGTTTGTGAACGATGAACCATCCGTCGTCTTCGTCATCTTCGCTCCATTCAGTCCAGTAGAGAACATCTTGGTCGTATGCGAACTCGATGATGTCTTCATCTGACCAGTCATGAGAACCCCACTCTTCATCGTAAGTCTTGTGTAGCTCTCGTGCCGTGTCTTTTTCATACTTGGTGTAGAAAGCTCCGTCGAACCAGCACCAGCCTTCGTTCATACCTTCTTGCGTGATGTCACACTGTCTTGCGTATTTCATATCTTGGGGTTTTTGCAATGTTACTGATTAATTTTCTTCTGTGCAAATTTTAGTTGTTAAAACTTTGCGTCCTTCCGTCCAAAGGCAATCGAACTCTTGGTTATCATAATCGCCGTCACCCATGCCGTCCGTCCACCAAGGCTTAACTCTTGGGTTGTATCGTAGCTCCCAATCAATCGGACTGCTTGGAATGTTCCTTGCAGAGATGTGTAAGGTCTCGCATTCAATCCACGCACACACGGTCTTGTTTGCTCCGTCGTTTATTTTTTGAGCGGTGCTTTTGTGATTGCGAAGCTTGCATCCGTGCATGACTATCGAGAACTTCTCAGGTTCGATATACTCGGTGTATTCTGTTTTTACGTTCTTGACTTGCCACTTCATGAAGTGTTCGCCAGCTCCTAAGTGAAATCTTACTTTAAACATTGTCTTGGGGTTTTGATTCTTGGGTTTACACTCTTGGGTCGGTTGCCATCAGGTAGTCCATTCGTCGATCGTCGTCGGTTTTGAACTCAAGGTCGTTCCAGTCTTCGAAGATTCCATCGAAGCAAACACCCTCACCGAACTTGCCTTGCATCTCAAGCCTCTTGAGTTCTTGCGATACTATCTGCTT